GCTTGTCAGCAAATTGCGTGTCAGTATTACCCAGGTATACCAGAGTGTGGCCAATTTACAAATCCTCAACCTACTTGCCAAAATCAAACAGAGTATCAAACCTTGTCATGCCCAGTTAACCAATCAGGTGCAATTAATGAAACTAGGTCTTATGAATGTTCTACAGAAAGTTGGACAGGTTGGACAACAACTTCTAACAACTGTACGCCAGATCCTCCAACGTGTATTGAATCTGTTGAAACGAGGCAGCTAACATGTTCAGCTGGCTTCGAAGGATTATCTCAAGAACAAAGAACTTCGATTTGCTCGGACCCATATGGTTCGCCAACTTGGACTGCCTGGTTGGAAATATACAATTCTTGCAAGATGACATCGACAAACTTAAGCAATCCGGCGTCGCCCATCAGTCCGATCAGTCCGATGAATCCAAACAGTGTAGTGAACCAAGTCACTACTGCGCCTATCATCCCACCAGAACCTGTAATTGTACAGGACATGACTGCATTGACAACGACAACACCGGAAACACCAGCTACTTCGGTAGCAACCGTAAAGAGCGAGTCAAGTGGAACGACATCTGCACCAAGCCCCGCAAGTACTACGACGACGTCGGGTACAGATAAGAAAGATGCGCCTAAAGCGCCAGAAGTACCAAAGGGTAAAACAATAGTACCAGGATTTGGCATAGTAATGTCTATGCAACTTATAAACTCAGGCTACAACCTGCAGCAAACACAGATACAAGAATCAATTAAACTTATACAGGAACAAGACTATGAGCGACAACAAAACATATTCATTGAATTTATCAGCGCAAATGATACTGGGGATTATCTTATCCGTGCTAGTGCCAATAGGTGGCGCAGTATACTACGGGATAACCCTCTTCAACGATTTGACCTCGACGATTGAAGAAGTAAAAAAGATGAGCTCTGTTGAGACTCGCATTATAGTGTTAGAAGATAGATCACGTTCTACTGAGCGTCAATTAGTTGATGTGATGATGTCTAACAATCGTGCACTAGAAAAAGCCAACGAAGCTTATGGTCGTGCAATTGAAGCTAACAGTGTGGCAAAAAGCACTGCAGACAAAGTAACAGACACAGTCACAAACGTTAAAGACGAAATGAAACAACTACGTAAGGCGATGGTGAATCCCCTTAACAATTAAAGGAAAAAAATATGTTAACCCTTATATCATCATTATTATCATTTTTTAGTGGCGGATTGCCAAATATACTTTCTTTCTTTCAAGATAGATCGGATAAAAAACATGAAGTTGAAATGGCTAGAATGCAGAATGAAAGAGAACTGCAAATGGCTGAAAGAGGATTTATCGCTCAAGCTAAGGTAGAAGAAATTCATTTAGAGCAGTCTAGAGTAGAAGCTCAAGCACAAGAACGTAATGCTTTATATAACCATGATATTGAAATATCTAAAGGATCATCTAAATGGGTTATTAATATTCGGGCATTAGTAAGACCTGTAATTACTTATGGTTTATTTAGCCTTCTTGTTTTTGTAGAAGTATTTGGTTTCTTTTATGCTATTCGCACAGGTGTTGATTTTCAAATTGCTATGAATTTATTATGGGATGATGAAACCCAGATTATTTGGGCTTCCGTGGTATCATTTTGGTTTGGAACTCAAGCATTTAAAAAATGATAGGTTTATATTCAATAAAACATAAAGATTCGGGCAAACAATATATCGGTAGTTCTGTAGATATAAAAGGTAGAATCACTACGCATTTAAAAATGCTAAGACGTAATGAGCATCATTGTAATCATTTGCAAAGAGCTTGGAATCTATATGGAGAATCGAAATTTGTTTTAGTTCCTATAATGCAAGCAGGTACAATAGAATTTATTAGAGAAATTGAACAAAGATATCTGGATAACTTCTTCGGAGAAAATTTATATAATACTAATAACAAAGCTATAGGTGCTGCATATGGAGATGCGTCTGCTGCTAAGAGACCTGATTGGCACATGAAATCTGTCAAAGAACGATTTACTAAAGAAGAACTATTAAAGATATATGGTAAAGGTAGAGGACACAAAAGAACCGAAGAGTCTAAAAAATTAATATCTGTTGCCTTAAAAAACCAATGGGATAACCCCGAATTACGAGAAAAAAGACGCAGCTCTATGTTAGGTAAAAGAGCCCTTGTAGAATGCCCACATTGTAAACTGATAGGTGGTGGGGGCAACATGAGAAGATATCACTTTAAGAACTGTAAAAATGCAAATCAATGAAGCTGGTTTAAAACTTATTAAGCATTATGAAGGGTGTAAATTAAAACCCTATTTGTGCCCTGCAAACCTCTGGACAATTGGTTACGGGGCAGTATTATATCCAGAACAAGCTAAAATACCATCTACTGTGGAAGGGATGGCTAAGAGAAAAGCTTACCCATTAAAAGCAGAACACAATAGGCAATGGAGCCAGAAAGAAGTTGATGAATTACTTAAGCACGATATTGCACGATTTGAAAGAGGAGTTACTTTGTACGTTACTGTGCCTCTTAGACCAAATGAATTTTCAGCGTTGGTTTCCTTCGCTTTCAACCTCGGAAACGGTGTTCTGCAGCGTAGTACTGTTAGGTCTGCTTTATTACGCGGCGATAAAAAGGCGGCTATGGAATCGTTAGTGAAATATTGTCGTGCAGGTGGTAAAATACTACGAGGTCTACAACTCCGTAGATTAGACGAGAAAGCACTCTTTGAAGGTAAATAATGCCACTAAGTAAACTAGTATTTAAACCAGGTGCAAACCGAGATCAAACTAATTATGCCTCTGAAGGTAGTTGGTTTGACATGGATAAAGTTCGCTTTCGTTCAGGCTTTCCTGAAAAAATAGGTGGCTGGGTTGTACAAAATCAAACACCTTTCATCGGCGTTGCCCGTAGTTTATTTAATTGGTCTACTACAGATGCGAGTGATTTAACGGGCATAGGCACTAATGTTAAAGTGTATGTGGCCTTTGGCACAAATATAGCCGATATTACGCCGTTAAGAACTACCCTTGTATCTCCTGCTACAAATAATTGCATTAACACTACTATTACTTCTAAAGTCGTTACGATTATAGTAGCTGGACATGGTTTAACTACAGGTGACTATGTTACTATAAGTGGCGCTACAGGCCCTACCATAGGTGGCATTCCGATAGCTGAAATCAACGCTGAACACGTAGTCACTGTACTTAATTCTACAACCTTTACTATCACAGTAACTACTGCTGCTACAAGTACTGCATCAAGTCAAGGCGGTACAAACATTAGTATTGCATGTCAAATAAGTCCAGGTTTAGTCTCAAGCGCTTTAGGTTATGGTTGGGGCGCAGGTGCGTGGTCACGAGGTGCATGGGGTTCTGGTTCAACGGTACCTGTATTTTTCCCAGCAAGACTTATTTTCCAAGACAAATTTAATAACGACTTAGTCTTTAATATCCAGTATGATAACATTTATTATTGGGCTTATGCTCCTGCATTTAATACGCGTGCTGTTTTATTATCTTCAATACCAGGTGCTGTCGCAGTCCCTCAACAAGTCACTAAAGTATTATTCTCGCCACAAGGTTTCCTACTAGCCCTTGGTTGTACTAATTATAATGCGGCAGCTGCTGCGCCTAACTATCTAGGAACTTATGATCCACTACTTGTACGTTGGTCTAACGTAGATCCTGATATTGGTCCAGAACCTGAAAACTGGCAACCTACTTTAACTAATACAGCAGGGTTTTTACGACTACAAGCAGGTTCACAAATTGTTGCTGGGCTATCTACAAAACAAGAAGTTTTAATCTGGACTGATATATCTTTAACGTCACTACAATTTTTAGGTACTTCTGAAGTATTTGGTCAATCGCTTATTGCGTCTAACTTATCTATCGCAGGGCCTAATGTTGTCGTATCTGCTAATAACGTGGTTTACTGGATGGGTAATGATAAGTTCTATATTTATTCAGGTCGAGTAGATACGCTACCTTGTACACTACGTCAGTATATATTTGATAACTTAAATAGAAATCAAAAACGAATTTTCTTTGCAGGATCTAATGCGGAGTTTAACGAAGTTGTTTGGTTCTATTGTTCTTTAGATGCTACTGAAATTGATAGCTACGTTGTTTATAATTATAGTGAAAACATTTGGTACTTCGGTAAAATACAAAGAACTGCGTGGATTGATGCAGGCGTGGTTGATTATCCTCTTGCTACAGACCAAGGCTATCTATACCAACACGAACTAGGTCACGATGATGGACAACCTTTAAATGCGCCGCCGTTACCTATTGAATCCTATATACAATCTGCAGACATTGACATTGAAGACGGCGATAAATACATGCTCATACGTCGTATAATTCCAGATGTAAATTTCACAAATTCTGAGTTAAATAATAGCGTAACAGGCGCACCACTTACACCAGAAGTAACTATGACCGTAGGTGTACGTAATTTCCCAGGTGCTGCATCGTCAACTACTAATGCAGAAGGTGAATCAACGGCCGAGACTGTGACTGTAACAGGGACTACAACTGCTACAATTAATCAATATACAAACCAAGTATTTGTAAGAGCACGTGGCAGGCAGATGAACTTTAAAATTAGTTCTAATGGAGTAGGGGTTCAATGGCAACTAGGTATGCCTCGTGTTGATGCAAGGCCTG